AAGAGTTTACGACGTTATTAGTGGATCAAACGGGCAACCATGGGACCTTAACGTTACATCTGCAACCAGTGGATATAACCAAACAGGAGGAAGTTACGGTAAATTTTTACCAGATGTAGGAATCATAGTACTTAACGGAGAAGCATTAGACGATACAGCCGGAGCAGGAGGTATAGACTTAGCTACAGTTCAAGCTGTTGGCCCTATTACTGATAGTGAAAATACAAGAAAATTCTACAATGCTATCTCAGGAGGATTGTACTTTGAAGCACAAGCAGAAGAAACAGTATCTTCAAACTATATATTTGTTAGAGTAAGAAATAGTGAATTTAATTATTCAACAAACCCTTCTAACATTACAGGTTCAGGAGAATTGAGACATGATATTATGATCAATACACCTCAAGCATATATTACAACAGTAGGGTTATATAACGATAATAATGACCTTTTAGCAGTAGCAAAACTATCTAAACCACTCTTAAAGGATTTCACAAAAGAAGCATTAGTAAGAATCAAGTTGGATTATTAATGAATGAGTGCTTACAAAAAACTAAACAAGCAAGATGCTTACATCACAACCTACACTGCCCGAAAATCTTGGGCAGTATCTGGTAGTGAATATAGCGCAAATAATATAGAGACACTTTCAGGTATCTCCGGTTCTTCAAATTACTACTTACCTGTAAACGAAATACAAAGTATTTCATATAAGAGATTAATTTTCCAAAGCATAAACCACTTATATTACAGTTTATTCCAAAGCGGAAGTATTACAACTACAGGATCTTACGAAAACTTCTTACAATCTTCATACACTAGTGGATCTAGAAATATAAAGTCTTACATAGGGGTTTACTCTATGCCAAGAGATATTGTAGGTACTCACATAGAGCCTTTCTCTTTAGAGATAGTACCTGAATCAGGAGTTTCTTCAAGTTATGTACTATCCTCTTACGCTAGAGAAAATTCTGAAGATGATTACGTAGAAGACTTCTTTAACATATACGGATCTACACCTAACGCCTGTGCTACAATAGGTAACGATTACTTAAGTAATGAAGGAGATTACGTAGAGGAAACACCAGCAGCTGGAGGAGAATACTTAGACATACCAGAAGGGTACTCTTCTACAATAGTAGACGATGGAGAAGGTAATCTTTATTTAAAATGTTCTAACCCTAAAAAGTATGTAGGAAATGTAATATATACTCATGGTCAAATTATTCTTACAGACGAGCTTGTAGCAAATTACCTAATGAATTATGTGGATGGAACAATAAGATGGAAATCTAATCACCCTATTTATACACATAACTATCACTGTAGAGTTAGAGAGTCAGAATTCAACCATACATATAATCCTTCAGCAATAAGTAGTTCAATAAAAACAACCTACTATAACGATGGAACAGAGTATTCAAATACACTTCCTTCATCAGCAGGAGATTTAAACAGTAATATAACAGGAAGTTATTTCCAACCCTATATAACAACAGTTGGACTATACAACGATGCAAACGAATTAATAGCAGTAGGGAAATTAGGTCAACCAGTACCAAAATCTGCAAACACAGATATGACTTTCATTGTAAAAATAGATATATAAAATAAGTAATATGGCAATACAATTAAGAACAAATAAAGCATCAGCACTTACCTATAATGAGATGGATAGAAATTTCTCATCTTTCTTCTATTCAGCGTCCGTAGATACAGATACTAACCGACTTTACCTATGGTACACAGGGAGTGCAAACCTAAATATGTCACAGGATGACAATTTCGGACCTGCTAGGTCTGTAGAGATTGAATTACAACCAACTACAGGAAACAATCCAACACTTGTGGTAGCAGGAAATCCAAGGAACATTCAATTTAGACATGCTACAGATCCTAGATTAGATGCAGATACAGGGTTCATATACACTACTTCACAGCAATTAGGAATAGGAGCAACTATTCCTGCAATCAATACAAAAATACATGCAGTAGGTTCAACTATTACTCCAGCCACATTAAGGTTAGAGAGCACCACTTCCGGTAACAGTCAGGCTAAGAAAGCTACTGTAGACTTCTACCAAGGATCTACTTTTATGGGTACTATAGGAAAAGATAACAACAATAACAATAATCTATACATAAAAACATACATACCTACTGATCCGGTCTTCGGTACAAAACCACAACAACCAGGTCACCTTATAATTAATATAGGAAGCAATACAACCACAGGGGTAGGGGCATGGACTCCTGTAGGATTAGGTATAGGTACATTGTTACCTACAAGAGCAATACATGTAGAAGGTAGAGGGTATTTTAGAGATGAAGTAAGTATTGGAACAAGTACTACACAAGAAAAACTACTTGTAAATGGTAATATCTCAACAGAAATTGTAAACGGGAAAATAGGTTTTAGAGTTTGGGATAACTATGCTACAGGCTCATCAGGAGATACTTATGCACATTATGGGTTAAGTAAAGTAAGCGGAACAAACCCTGTTAACTTATCTGGATTCTTTGGATTAACTTTTGCAACAGTAGGGACAGAAAATATGAGAATTACCCAAGCTGGGGATGTGGGAATCAATACTCCTACACCTAATGCTAAATTGGATGTAAACGGAGACACTATTGTAACAGGTTCTTTTACGACTACAGGGAATGCAACTATAAAATTACTATCAGCAGGTTCTGCAGCAACAACAAGTGCTTTAGTAGCAACATCAGCAGGACTAGTACAGAAGATAGATGCAGCACCAATTCCAAAAGGAGGTATTATACTTTGGTCAGGAACTTACTCAGCAATCCCAACAGGATGGTACTTATGTAATGGACAAACTATAAACGGAATAGTAACACCAAATCTACAGGACAAGTTTATAATAGGAGCTACTACAAACTACGGAGTAACACCAACAACTAATGTGACAGGTACAGCAACAACAACCGGTGGTACCAAAGATGCAGTAGTTGTACAGCATTCACACAATATAAGGATAGTAGACCCGGGGCACACACATAATATTAACACAAACGTCAGTGATAACGGTAATGGGAATAGACAGGTACAGGGAGGAGATGCAGAAGCTACAGCAGCAACAAGTGGTCAAATATACAATAATACGACAGGGTTGAAAGGAACAGGTGTAGGGCAGAATGTATTCGTAGAAGACTCACCGACAGGGGAATCAGGTACTAATAAAAACCTACCGCCTTACTATGCTTTAGCATATATTATGTACGGAGGTATCTAACAATAGAAGATTAAAAGAAGATATTTATAATAAAGTACTATGGCAATAACATTTAGAACAAGTAAAGGAGCAGCTCTTACCCATGTAGAAATGGATGAGAACTTCTCTTCTGTTTACTTCTCAAGTTCCATTCACAATATACCTAACTCTACTTCAAAAGAGTTAAAATTATGGTTCGATAACGATACAGACGACCCAACATACCACAGTGTTGAATTACCAGCACCAGGAGGAGGTACAGTAACAATAGATGGTAATCAAAACAATAGGTTATTAACAGCAACTGGAGGAGCATCACTTCAAGGAGAGCAGTATCTTACTTTTGATGGAAGTATACTAACTCTAGCTGGAAGATTTGAACCAATAGATGCAGCAGGAAATCTAAGTATAGGATCTGGTGCAGGAACAAATGCTCTAGACGCTAATAACATACTTATTGGACAAAATGCAGGGTATGAGTTGCATAACCAACTTAATATTGCAGTAGGTAACTCTTCCTTACGAAATGCAACAGGTGAAGCAAATACAGTAGTAGGAAGTGATTCACTAATAAACCTAAATGGAGGAGATAGTAATACAGCTTTAGGATACGGTACAGCAGAAAACGTAGGTAGTGGTGGTGGAAATCTGTACTTAGGGTACCGAGCAGGACCGATTACAAATACTCCCTTACAGGACAATAAACTGTACATAAATAATATACCAGACGATACACCTCTTATTTACGGTGATTTTGCAACTGGTCAAGTAACTATACATAGCCAGGTGTCTGCATCGCTTTTCTCTGGTTCTTTCGTAGGAAATGGAGCAGGATTGACAGGAGTATCAACAACGTGGAATGGTATTAGAAACGGTAATGCACAAATAACAGGATCATTAATTGTATCAGGAGGAGTAGGAACAACAGTAAATTTTACAGGAGTTTCTTCAATATCAGGATCTATATTCTCAGGATCATTTATAGGAGATGGATCAGGGTTAACAGGTATTACTTCTACAGCAATATGGAATGGTAGAAGAAATGGAAATGCAGAGATAACAGGATCATTTATTGTATCAGGGTCTTCACCGACCATTAACCTAAAAGGTGTTACAACTATTCATCAGAATATTAAAATACACAACCCAACAACAGATTCAATTGGTGTAGGGGAAAATACATTAAATAATTCACCAGGTAGTAGTGTAGCAGTAGGATTTTATGCAGGATCACAAGCAGAGGATCAAACTGTTTCAATAGGATATGCAGCAGGTCAATCAGCAACCAGTCAGACTGTTGCAGTAGGGTATGGAGCAGGTCAAGGAGCAGGAAACGAATCGTCATACTTAGGATATCTAGCAGGAGGAGGTAACAATGGAAAGTATTCAACAGGAATAGGAAGTCAAGTACTATCTAAAGCTAATGAATCGAGTTTTGAGACTGCTTTGGGGTACTTATCTTTATTTAAAGTAAGGCAAGGATATGCAGATGTGTCAATAGGCGCAGAAACTCTATCATCTCTAGAAACCGGTGCATACAATACAGCTGTAGGTAAAGGAGCATTTAGGAACCTTATTGACGGTAAGGCAAATGTAGGTATAGGTTTTGAAGCAGGAGGTCCAAAACTAGAAAAAGGAGCAAGAAATGTATACATCGGAGCAAACTCAGGAGATTACATATCAGAAGAGTATGATCAGCTTTATATAGATAATTCAACAAGACCAGACGCTTTAATAAAAGGAGATTTTGCACAAAGAATATTAACACTGAATGCTGTAAAGGTATTTATGCCTGAGTTACTAGATATACAACAAGACTATGCAGGGGTAATGTCATTACCGATTGGAGCTCTATATAAAGACGGACCCTTTGTAATGGTAAGAGTACCGTAGTAAAAATAAACATAACAAAATATGCCAACAATAAGTAATTTAACAGTAATAGGGCCTTTAGTAGTATCAGGATCTATAATAATGCAACCAGGAACTACTTTTCAAGGAAGTGGTTCTTTTAGCGGTTCTTTTTCTGGATCTTATGTAGGAAATGGATCAGGACTAACAGGTATAACAACAGCCAACTGGAATGGAATTAGAAGCGGTAGTGCAGCTATTACAGGATCTTTAACAGTTATATCAGGAAGTACATCACTTCAAGGAGTAACAGTAGGAAGTACTTTAACTATTACAACAGGAAGTACAACAGCTGCTAAAGTAGATATATTTCAATACTCAACAAGTAGCCTCTCAGGAGTGACAACTCTGATGACTTTCCCAATATCTGCCTCAGCAGGTTACGCTGGATTTAAAGCAGACTATGTCCTAACAACTGCTACTGAAAACGAAAAGAAAGTAGGTACATTATTAGGTACTTGGGACAGATCAGGACATGCAGATATATCAGATAATTATGTAGTAGCAACAGGAGATGCAATAAATAGTACATTTAGCTTAAATGCTTCTTCTTTAACATCTGCTTCTTTATCAGTAAATGCAGTAGGAGGAAACTTCGAGATAAATATGCTAGTAACAGCATTTAAGAGAAAAGTATAAAACAATATAAGACATGGCTAACGAGCATATATTTAATAACGATGTACAGGTATCAGGCTCACTTAATGTGAGTCAATCCATATCTGCCTCTGCATTCTATGGAGATGGATCTAACCTTCTATACGTAACAGCTTCCTCACAATGGGATGGAATAATTACAGGAAGTGTAGATATATCAGGATCCCTTAGAGTAGATAGAGGAAATGTAGACCTAAGATTTGCATCAGGAGTATCTGGATCATTCTCAGGATCATTCTCAGGAAATGGATCAAACTTAACAAGCCTAAACCTAAACGGATACCAGGCATCAGGAAGTAACTTTACAGGTTCTTTTACAGGTTCTTTCTCAGGAAATGGATCAGGATTGACAGGAGTAACTGCTTCTTTCTTTACAGGATCTGTAACAAATGCAACATCAGCTTCTTTTGCAAGTACAGCTTCATATTGGAGTGGTTCGATAGCAAGTTCTTCTTACGCAATATCTTCTTCTTATGCTGCAACAGCATCATACTGGAGTGGATCATTTACAAGTGCACAAACAGCATCATATGTTAATCCATTAATACAGGATGTAGTATTAACAGGATCTCTAGATATAACAGGTAGTCAAACAGTATCATCAACACTACAAGTAACAGGAAAGATACAATCAGTAGCAGGAG